ACAAATACTCTTTAACAAAGTTGAAGGAGGTAATTTAGGTACGCTTGGGAAACCTACATATCAATACATAGATCCTAATGTATTAAGTGACTTAGGCTATGGTTCATTTGAGGACAAAAAAGATCTAGAAATAGCAACGAACAATCTTCTTAAAGATTTAAAGGACCAAGGAGGTAATTTAGATTTAATTGAATCTATTGAAGAACAAGGTGATTTTAATATCCAAAATATAATTAACCTTATTGATCCTCTGTATATTGAAAATGGAGACTATGAAAAACTAATAAATGAAATTAATGCTTATCAGTCTTTTGGAAACACTGTCACCTATTCACCTAAAGCCCTGGAAACATTAGGCTTTGATGTAGCAACTTATGGAGATTACACACAATCTTTATCTGCATTAAAAGAAGTAAGTGAGGCAGCAGACAGCCTTTTAAAAGCTGAATTTGGAAATCTTAATGCAGAGCGTTTAAAAAATATATTCGGAATAACATCACTGAATGGAAAAATTCCTAATTTTTCTCCAGAAGAAATGCAAGACCGGATAAACGATGTTTTTAATTTAAACATTGATTTTGATGATCGGCCTAAAACTATATATAATCCAGAAATTTTAAAAGCTGCAGGATTTACTGAAGATGTTTATGGAGATTTTAACGATGAAAATAATTTGTATACAGCTAGCGAAGCTTTTAAAAATTCACTAAAAAACACAACAGACGGGAAAAAAATTAAATTAAAAGACTTATTAGATAAAATTCAAAAAGATCCTATTGAGGGAAACGGAGAACTAGATATTAACGATGTAAAAGATATATTGAACAGTTCTGAATATGGATATCGAATTGATTTATTAGATAAAGGATATGAAATGTACAACCCAGACTTCTTAATTGATATGGGATATCTTGTTGTACCTGAAGACCAAACTGAAGACTATAGTTTTACTCCGGAAGAGATTTATCAAGCAAGTTTAATTTTTGAAGAAGATATATATCAAACACTAGGAAGCGATAAAGCAAATGAATTGTTCAACATTATCGATAACACTGATGCAAAAAAAGGTGTTCGAGAAGCTATTAACTACACAAACAATGTGTTCGGTACAGATATAAACCCTTTAACCCTGGAACAATTTATAATCGGTGACACCGCTATTGATTATGAATTTGCACAAAATTTTATTCAAGAATTTTTAGAACCTCGTTTTGATTATTCTGAAAGTATGGATGAATTTATGAGTTATATGGAAGTAGATGAAGCAAATAAAAACATTTTACAAAAAATTGATACGCTTACGCTAGCAAGAGAAAAAACAGCAAGTTTACTTATTGATTACACAGAAAAATTAAAAACTTATGGTGAATTAGCTAAAGAATTCAATTATGAATTTTATATGGATCCTTTAGCAACTGATAAAGGATACCCTTTAATAAACGAGGACAGCAAAAGTATTCTTGAAGATCAAGCAAGAAAAATACAAGAAGACTATGAAAGTTTTAAAGAAAGTTTTGCAAACACACCTGAAGAAACACCTAACATTAGCTGGGGTGATATTGCCTATCAATTTGGAATTAATCCATATGAAGCTTTAAACAACCCAGAAATTTTTGCACAATTGCATTATCAAGCTATTGGACAAAAAAGAGGTTATTTGGGCACATCTTTTGCAGCAACAGAAGTAGATATTAAAAATTATCTAGAAACAGAGTTAAAAAATGAACTAAATAAAATTTTAACGGACCAGGGGTCATTGCCTTTTGGTCGTTTTGAAAGAGTAGAAGACTATGTTGATGATTACTTAGACTCTATAGTTTTAAATGAAGCTGCTTATGAGCAAATCCTAAAAGCATTAGGCTTTTTAGAAGAAAATCAAACACTCGAAGACGCTGACGAAATTCTTTTAGGAGATGTAAGAAATGAATTTATTGAACTTTTAAGAACCGTACCAGCTTCTAGTATTCGTGCTCAGATCGAGCAATTAGAAAAAGTTAAAGATGACCCCACCCAGGCTAATCTAGGTGTTTTTTATATTCCTCGTGAAGACGTTTTTAATGATTATGTAACATTAGATGAGAATGGAGAACCAATAGAGCTTTCTGGTGAAGAAAATTATCTTTCTGAAGTTCTTTCTAAGATAGGTGGAGACGAAAGAGACAGGCTCGTTCAACATTTGGGGTATGAAGAAACTCCGGACAATGAACAATTAAAAGCAGATTTATTAAAAGTTTTGCAGATGCAAAACAATTGGGAAACCAGGGAATTAAAACGTGATCTTGACGATTTAGCTCAAAAAACAAATACACTTTTAAGTGACAAACTTGTTGTTCCAACTGACAAAGAATTACAAGATTATTTAAACCGAACAAAAGAAAAAGAGGAAGGGCCAAAATCTGTATTTTATGAGATGTTTAAAAATGCAGGATATGCAGGAGATGAAGATACTTTTTATGAAGAACTTTTTCCTGATGCTGACCGCTCTGAAATGGATTTATTTTCTAAAATTCTTCGAGGAGAAGAAGACGGAGGCGGATTTAAATTAGACTTAGTTAGTAAAATGCAGAACCCTTGGAGCGCAATAAGCTTTGCGGAAAGTTTAGCGTCTGATGACTATGCAGATGATGAAAGCACTCCAAGCCCTTTTAGTTTTTTAGATAAGTATTCATCCGGCTATTCAATTATGGATGAAGAAAAAGATCAGAAAACAGGCTTTGAGGGTTTGTTTGATTTAGACTTAGATGACGAAGATAATAAAGAAAGCACGTCTACAAGAGATCCGTTTATTGATAACTTTATGTCTTTATTTTCATGAGTGATAAACCTAAAAAAGCAGCCAAAGCAGCTAAATTAGCCAAAGATAAAATGGCCTGTAACAAGCCTAGAACTACGCCAGGTCATCCTACAAAATCTCATGTGGTAAAAGCTTGCAAAGACGGTGAAGAAAAGATTGTGCGGTTCGGTCAGCAAGGGGTAAAAGGCGCTGGCAAAAATCCAAAAACAGCTAAAGACAAAGCAAGGAAAAAATCTTATTATGCAAGGCATAATGCACAAGATGCAAACCCAGATAAATTCTCAGCACGTTATTGGTCACATAAAGTTAAATGGTAAGTATTGAGATAAAGACATCGCTTTCAGTATAATGTGTGAAGCTTCCCTCGATTAATGGCAAAGAGTTCTTCACGCACCGTTAAGTTTTCTTCAAAGCCTCCTAAAAAAACAAATCAAGGACAAGGCAAACATTCCCGTCCTAATCACGGAAGGAAAAAAACCCGAGGGCAGGGTAAATAGTAATTAAAACTGTGTAAGATTAACTATATTAGTTAGTCTTACACATGTCTGAATTTTCTAATGCTATTCGTATTATTAAAAAATACGAAGGCTATCACGAAAAGGCTTACACTGATCCGCGAACAGAAGATGAGGTGTACTCTATCGGATATGGTACACAATTCTATCCAGATGGCTCACCCGTAAAACAAGGACAGTGCTGCACTAAACAAAAAGCCATGGAGTATTTATTCCATGAAATTTTTGTTATTGATCAAGAAATCGATAAACTAGATATCCAAATTGATCCTGCGATGCGCCAGGCTTTGATTTCATTTGTGCATTCTGTTGGATGGGAACCTTTTTTATACAGCGGCATTATTGATGCAATTGAAAGGGAAACCTGGTCTGAAGTTGTCGAAGACATGAATCGATGGATCTTTGACTGTGACAATAAAGTAATTGGCGGTCTTTTAGAAAGGAGAAAAGAAGAAGCCATTTTATTTCTTTCAGAAATCAATGCAAACCCCTGGCGCTCTACAGAGATTTTAATGACGGCATTCCGAAATTATTCTGCCGCAGCACACCAAATTAGAGCCATTAGAAAATTGGAAGACAGTATTAACCCTTACGTGTTAACCGAATTTGCCAATGAGTTTTGTCCTTTTGATGCGTTTCCCGTGTTCTCTTCTACAGAATATGATCAGATATTTGACATTTCCGATTAGAATAAATTCAGTAGAAACAAATGAATGGAAGACCGAAGCGATTTTGAAGTACCTTTAGAACTTCAGTTTTCTGTTCGAAAAGCTGAACTGGCAGCCAAGGAAATGACATGGGAGCAACTGTATTCTGCTCTTATGAATTTGTATCAGCAACGCCTTATGGAATGGCATGCTGTCCAATGTTTGTTGCAAGATGAAGATATTGAATTAAATTTTGACGTACCAACCGACATGGAAATGATGCAACTAGCTTCGTCTTTTCAAGCAGACGGGTTAGAGTTCGATGATGATGATGATTTAATTTCGCCTTTTTGATTTTTATAGGACAAATATATGCTGTCAACCGAGTATCGACTTCGTCTTGAGTTTGTTTGCGATCGAATTGCAAAAGGAGAAGAAGTAAAACTAGAAGATATGATTTGGGCAGATAAACTTGCAAAAGCAAACAGGTCTGCAGCGGAAATTTTAAGGAAAGCACGCAGGCGTGCACGCAATCCAGAAATGACTGAAGACAGTTTAGATGGTTTTATGAACGCCTTGGATCTAGGAGACCCAGACCCCACAAATCATCGGGCTACTTTTAAAAGCGCCGATGACATTGTAGAATGGTTTTCTCAAGAAAAAACGGACGACTGGCGTCAACGAGATTAATTCAAATCAATTAAACGATTTAAATACCACTGGGCTTTTAACAGTGACTCAGTACCCCCTTTCTGTTTTTCTCTCCACAAATATTTGGCGACGTTACCTTTTAAGTACCCTTTATATTCTTCTGTGGTTAATTGCGCTTCAATGGCTTCAATGCACTCAATACTTCCAGCGGTGTAATGAGAAGGATGATTAACCGTATCAGACTCTTCCCAAATTTCTGCGTGTTTTTTGAGATAAGTATCCCAAAGAGTCTGTCGTTTTTCTTTGGCAGTAAATTGCTTTTCTTCTTTTTTTTCTTCTAAATCTTTAGCCCAGGGAACAGGACAAATCCCCCCTGGGCAATCGCTAACAGCACCTTCGCTATCTTCTTCTATCGGGCTAAACCACGGCGCTTGGCGGACTGGCGTTTCATCTCCTCCGAGGGACCTTCCAGCATCACAATTAGATCCTTGCCCATCGGTTTGCCGCCCATTGCTACCGACTGCTCCATCGATGGAATGTAACCCGTCATCCCCGGACGTTCCGAGCCGCCTTCCAGATTTAAGGGATTCCTCTCCAGCCCTTGTTCGCATGCTACTAATCCACGGTTGTAATTATCATATAAGGGTACATCATTTTCTTCATTTGCGATAGGTTGTCCAAAATCTGAAAGATCTAAACAACGACACTCGACTTCATCTTTAACGAAAGCATCTAAAAAGTATGCAGGGTTGTTATGAGACATTGTATTAAAACTTTTGGTTTGGCCCTATTACAATAATACTATGGCAAATTTATTTAGTCCCACAGAAGACGAAAGACGTTTACCGGGTAGTTCTGGGGCGGACTACAATGATTTAAATCCAGAACAAGCATATGACACTGATTTAAGACGTGTCGACGAAGAAGATCGCATTTATGCTAAACGGGGTGGGTTAAATACTAAACAGATACTTGGAAAACGCATTAAGGCGGCAAGAACAGCAGGACGATATAGAGGACAAAAAGCGATACAAGAATTCGAAAATAACGGAGAAATTCCAATTAGTGCAAGGCAAATTAACGGAACGATCATTCCTGGTTTAAAGTTCCCCGGATATGGAGACCCTGGAGCTGGGGGAACCAACTACGCAAGAAAACCCAAAGTTAATTTCGGAAGACCTTTTGGTTAAACTTTAGGGAACACAACT